ATTTAGGAGATTACATTGACCGTCTTGCCGCATCTCTTGGCATAGATACATCTGGTCTGATTAAGTCAGAACAGCAAAAAGCACAAGAACAGATGATGGCACAACAAATGCAACAGCAACAAATGTTAGAACAGGGAGCGATGGGAATGGCACAGAGTGCTGCACCACAACTCGCTAAAGCAGCCGTAGAGGAATAATATGGTAGATAGTGTTAATACTTATCAGGAACCAGAGCCTGAGTCTCAGGAACATGTTCAAGAAATGTTGAACAAGGAGTTAAACCCTCAGGATGTAGACCGTCCTGAGTGGCTCCCTGAGAAATTTAAAACAGTAGAGGATATGGCGAAAGCCTATTCTCAATTAGAAAGTAGACTAGGCCAAAATAATACAGAAGAAACAGCAGACGCTGAAGACACTGAGCTTACAGGGCAGGAGTCAGCAGAAGAAGTTGCTGACTTACTGGATAGCAATGGCCTAGACTTCAATACTTTTCTAGAAGAATATGCTGAGACAGGTGAATTATCTGCTGATGCATACGCTGCACTAGAAGAGATAGGCCTATCTGAAAGCATGGTTGACTCATGGATTGAAGGTCAAAATGCTATAGCCGCTCAGACGACAGCAGAGATGCAATCCATTGTCGGAGGAGATGAAGCATATACAGATATGGTTACATGGGCCGCAGAGAACCTTCCACCAGAGGAGGTTGAGGCCTATAATGCAACAATGGAGACGCAAGACGCTAATATTATTAGGTTTGCTATCCAAGGTCTTTATTCACGTTATCGTTCTGAGGCAGAACCTAGCCTTATGCAAGGCGGCACAGGAGCTGTATCCACAGGTGGGAAGTTTGAAAGCACTGCGGAACTCACTGCTGCAATGAGTGACCCCAGATACGCCAAAGACCCTGCCTACAGGCAAACGGTGGCTGATAAATTAGCTAAATCTAGCCTGTTCTAATTGTTGCACTGGAGTAGGGGGTTCGTCCCCCTCTCCTTCTAAGCACATCTTTCGAGGTGTTCTTAGAAGGGGCAACCCTATTCTCAAAGTTACTGATGTCAATTACCCCTGACCCCTTGCGAGGGACAATCTGTTGGAGAAAGCGTAGTAAAGTTGAGGCACACTTTTAACTAAACCAAACGAGGTAATAAAATGGCACAAGCCGCTTCAAACCCTGCTTACACTGTAAGCTTCCAGGGTCAAAATAACCTCTCAGGTGATGTTCGTGACCTCTTTCTTAAGCTGTATGCTGGGGAAGTCCTGACCGCCTTTGAGGAAAAGAAAGTCCTTATGGACAAAGTGCGTACTCGCACAATTTCAAAAGGTAAGTCTGCATCATTCCCAATGACAGGCCGTGCAACCGCCGAATACTTAACACCAGGGAACGAAATCACTGGTGGCAACATTCGTGCAGGTGAGCGTATTGTCACGATTGATGACTTACTTATCTCAAGCCAGTTCATTGCGAACATTGACGAAGCAATCAACCACTACGATGTACGTAGCATCTACTCTAAAGAAGCTGGTATTGCGTTGGCTAACGAAGCTGACCGTAACGTAGCTCGTATGTTGGTTAAGGCTGCACTGTCAACAAACGCTACTCGTGCTGCTGGTCTTATCCAAGACTACAAGGCTTTCACTGAGGAAGACTTTACTAACAACGTCACCATTGGTACGGCTGCTGCTGATGCAACAGACCCTGCCAAGATTGCTAAGTCAATCTTTGACGCTCGTAAAGAGATGGAAGTTAAGAACGTACCTACTGATGGTGCCGTTGTTGTTCTTGCTCCAGATCAATACTATGCACTGTTAGACGTGTCTGACGGCAACAAGCTGGTTTACATGAACCGTGACTTTGGTGGTGCAGGTGCAATCGCTGGTGGTGTAGTACCACAGATTGCTGGTATGCCAGTCATCATGTCAAACCACGCTAACGTATCTAACCTATACACCAGCCTTGTCACTGCTGATCCTAACGAAGGTAAGACTTCTGACAATCAGCCTTTTGCAAATACTGCTGGTTCTGGCCGTACAACGCACTACGATCTGCCTACTGCTAACGTAGATGGTGCAGACATGGTTGCGCTTGCCGCTAAGTTCCGTGGCTTTGTATTCACTCCTGATGCCGTTGCTACTGTCAAGTTGCTTGACCTTGGCATGGAGTCAGAGTACCAGATTAACCGTCAGGGTACACTCATGGTAGCTAAGTATGCGATGGGACACAACGTCCTCCGTCCTGCTTGCTGCATTGGTTTGTCTGCGGTATAATCCTACAGGGGGGAGGGGTTACTACAACCTCTCTCCCTTTTTTATTGGAGTAAAAAATGCCAGAAGTAGGTGGAAAGAAATATAAGTACACGAAGGAAGGCATAGCAGCAGCAAAGGCAGCGTCTAAGAAGACTGGTAAGAAGATGTCTTTTGGTAACATGAAGCCAGAACAGGTAGCTGCTATCATGGCTAAGTACGGAAAGAAAAGCTAATGAGCATTGAACGTGGTGGACACACCTTTAAGGGATTACGTATTCCAATTAGAACCCCAGACCATCCTAAGAAATCACATGCTGTTCTTGTGGGTACAAAAGGCGCACCACGGTTAATTAGGTTTGGTGAACAGGGCGCAAAGACAAACCAGAACGAGGCACAACGTAAGTCATTCAAGGCTAGACATAGAAAGAACATAGCCAAGGGTGAGAGTAGTGCAGCCTATTGGGCTAATAAGGTAAAGTGGTGATAGCATGGCAGGAACAACACAACTAGATGCTGTGAACACAATGCTCTCTGCTATTGGTGAGGCACCAGTAAACAGCCTGTCCTCTGGACTAGTAGAGGCTGAAGTTGCAGAAAGTATTTTAAACACAGTTGACCGTGAGGTGCAGGCTATGGGCTGGCACTTCAATACAGAATCAAACAAGTCGTTTGCTCAGGATACCAGTGGTAACATTCTACTACCACCAGATGTACTTAGGGCAGACGCCACACTAAAGGCAGACAGTCCTGACCTTGTTCAACGTGGTTCAAAGATGTATGACAGAAAGAACCACACGTTTAACATAGGAACAAATGTCTACCTCGATGTAGTAGTGCAATTAAATTTTGATGACTTACCTGAGGTAGCAAAGCGTTATATAACTCTACGTGCTACTCGCATATTCCAAGACAGAGTTGTTGGCTCTGCCACTCTCCATGATTTTCAAATGAGAGACGAGCAAATGGCTCTAGTTGAATTGAAAGAGTTTGACATAATCAACGAAGACAACAACATCTTTGATAACTACGATACATTTAGCATCATTGATAGGCAGGGACGGAGAACTTTCTGATGGCACTCATAAGTCAATCTATTCCTAACCTCATCAACGGGGTATCCCAACAGCCGCCATCGCTGCGCCTAAGTACACAGGCAGAACTACAAGAGAATGGATTGTCTGATGTTGTCACAGGCTTGCAGAAGCGTCCCAGTACACAGCACGTTGCAGACTTAGGTGTAATTAGTAACCTTGATAAAGCTTTTATTCACACCATCCGTAGAGATGAGAATGAATTTTACTCTATGGTTGTGGACACGGCTGGTACAATTAGGGTATTTGATAAGGACGGTGTATCAAAGACAGTTACAAACAGTGCCCCCTCCTACCTATCTGGGTTGACTAATCCCAACGAAGAACTAGCTGCTGTCTCTATTGCTGATGCTACATTTATTGTAAACAAGAATAAGACTGTTGCTAAAGGCACTGCAACATCTACCGTAAGAAATCCAGAAGCTCTAGTCTATGTCAAACAGGCTGACTATTCTTCTACATACCGCCTTAAACTAACAAAGGGTGGTAGCACTAGCACAGTAGAATTTGCTACTAAATCTTCTACACAGTCTAGCACTACTCTGACACAGGATGCAGAACGTGGTGCATCTACTGATGTGATTGCTCAGAATTTAAATACATTCTCAGGCACAAGCGTTAGTACTACTTTCTACGATAACATAACCAATGGCTCTGCTGTATCAGGTTTAACACTGACACGCATTGGCTCTACTATTCATATTCAGTCTACCGATAGCACAGACTTTCAGGTAGAAGTAGGTGACTCACATGGTGGCGATCATCTCCTTGTATTCAAAGATGAGACAGGAGACTTTAAGAAGCTACCAGTAGAGGCAGCAAACGGCTTTGTTATTAAAGTATCAGGCGATAACCAGAAGGCACAGGATGACTACTATGTTAAGTATAATGATGGTGTCTGGAAAGAAACA